AGATTTCTGCTTTTGCGGTTTCAATATCTTCTTTTAACTGCAGGTCTAATGTGGTTAAAGCATCCATGTCTATTGGAGCGCCAGTTAACTTCATATCGCATAAAACCTTAAGGACATCCATCTCAAGTTTCATAACGCCAGTAACTTGGTTTTCTTCTAGTTTTTTTACTAAAATCTTCCAAAGTAAGAATGTGTACTTAGCATCTAAATATGCGTATTTAGCAACCTCATCAAATGAATAAATTTCTACTTGAGCGCCAACGCCCTTCTCCATTTGAAAACCAATTTCACGCTTCAAACAATCTGCAAGACCGCATCTGTTTTTATTACGGTTGTCATAAAGAAAAGAAGCAATCATTGTGTCAAAGTACGGACCAACTGGAAAAACTCCATTGTAATACTTAGCAACTGAAGTTAAATCAAATACTAAGTTATGACCAATTTTTAAGATAGTGTCATTAAACATAAGAGGTTTAAGGGAAGCAAAAACCTCTGCTGGAAATAACTGTGAGGGTGGGTCTGTAAAAACTTTTGTTGCTTTACGTGCATCTCTTGAGTAGTCGCTTGGTCGTGCTGGCAAACCTTGTTCTACTCGTTTTTCTCCCTGACCTGTTAAAGGATAAACAACCTCTACTAAATCACCATTAGGATGACCCATAGGGATAACATCGCAACGACCGTGAGTGGCAAAAGTAATCCAAAGAACTTCATTAACAGGAGTGTCGCCTCTACGATCTCCGACCGTTTCAACGTCAAAAGCAAACGCATCTTGTCCAAGATAGTACTCAACCATCTCATCTAATTGATCATTGTTAGTAATTATGTTCATAAGTATCCCCAAAGCCTAGAGGCGCTAGGGGGGATATATCTAGCGCCTCCAGACATCTATTGGCTAAAGCAGGCTATCTGCAATTTCAACCAGAGCCGCATAACTATCCTCACGGATAGCTGAGCGCTCAAATGGTGTGAAACTTGCAATGGCCGCTTCTGCTTCGGCTTCAACGATTCCCCAATCTTCTTGGAGATCTCGAGCCTTTACTGACATCAAGTTGTAAACAGTCTGTTGCTTAACTCCCGTGCGACTAATCGCCCAATAGTTCTTTGTTAGAGGACCTTGTGGTGAAAATTCTCCCGCATGCAACGTCTTGTACAAACGTGGTGTAGCAATCAGCATCTGACGTTGGTAAGGCTTGTTTGTCAGATTAATAACAGAGAAGGCACGCTTAATCTCTGGCTTATCGTTTAACTTTAAGCAAAGAGGGCAGGTGTCTCCGAGGCACACATAAGAACGTCGACCTTCGGTCTTTTCCTTAAGAAAGTGCTGGCGATAGTTTGCAAATGGTCCAGCGGTATCGATAAAACGAACCAACTGGAATGACTCAGAATGCTTGAACTCGGTTGGGAATTCTGTTAATGCCGGTACAAGCTTTTCTGCTGCTTCCCAACCCGATTGGATTGAGGTTGTTGTTGTTGTTTGACTTGGACGATCCTCTACTGAGAAAGATTCGTCTTCTACTGTGCCGTATGCAGAAGCATCCGGTGCTGTTTGATTTACGCCCATTGGCGTTGTCTCCTTTGTTTCGATGTTTTCAGTTTATGCAGTTTCCTCGGCTAGGGACTGATCCCACGCCTTGGCTATTTCTTCAGTGACCTCTCGGTACTTCACCCAGTCTATACGTTTCACGTGCAAAACGCCAAACTTAGTAAAGACATTGATTGCCGATTCAATCATTGAGCGGCTGTATAAGCGCCTACCTTGTCTTTCTTTTCCTAACTTATCCGTTTTAGTCGGTAAGCGGTAAGGAGATGTTGGTAGGTGCCCTTCGTTCATCCATAGCTTTAGTGTTACCACTGGGCGGTCTAACGCTTTGGCTAGTGCCCCTATAGTGAACAAATCTATTTCTTTTCCGTTTGGAAGTGTTGTAGGTCTTGGGTGTGAATCCCAAAATACTTCTTTCACTTCTTTTACAATTGGTTCACGACGTTTGCGTTTACTATTTGGATAATATAAATCACCAAACGTCTGATCAATAAAGTCTTCTGTCATAGTACGAAAGCGTATGAGACCTTTGCTGGGAACATTGAATCAATGTCCTCTTCTGAAAGTTGACCTTTGTAAAACGCGGCCATGATTGCATCTTCACTTACAGTTGGAATCATTATGATGCAGTCTTCTTTAATTCCACGTTCTTCAAGCAACGTGTCTGCAACATCCATGTTAAGTGTTTTTGAAACACGACGTTGGTTTGTAACTTTAATATCTTCGTCGAGTTCTAGTGTGATATGGCCTCTGCCATCTACTTCGCCAAGTTCTTTAACCGCGTCATTTAAGCGATCTTTAATTTCTTTTTGGCGTTCTTCTAAAAACTTAATTTGTTTCTTAAGTTCTAGGTATTGCTTAGCTTCATTTGTGAGCTGTTTGATGTCTGACATTTGTATCCCCTTTTCTTGGTTGGAATCTATACCATACCTGAGGGGACTGACAAATCTAGGGAGCCACGCCCTACTCGGCGGTTTTGTACTCCTCAAGCGCCTTAATTATGACGCTGGTCACAGTTACGCCCTCTTTGGCCGCCTTGCGTTGAACGGCAAGCCATAGGTCGTCAGCCACTCGAATTGTCCGAGTTGGGGTCTTTGGTGCATTAGGCATCCGACTAGTTTACACGGAGCGATTAAGCAAAAACTGGTTCAAACTGGACAAAGTGAAATCGATGCCACCTTCAGTATTTATGCCTTCACCATCGATAACAGCGCTTGCTACGGCGTTTTTATGCTGAAGCATCTCATGTTGCCTTACTTCAATTGAGCCATCCATTAAAAAGTCTTGAATAACAATGCTGGGCCATTTAGAGGAGGCACGCATTATTCGTCCGTTACGTTGGGTTGCTCCTCCCGATGACCACGGAAGGTCGTAGTTGACAAGTAGGTTAGCCGCCGGAAGATCGACACCATACCCGCCAGCATCGGAAGAAACAAGAACACGAACATTAGGATCAGTGTTAAGAGCAATTTTATTCTCCTCTTTTGTTTTAGCGTCTAGTTTACCAGTGTAAGTTCTTGTTCCGTATTCAGATAAAGCTTGAGCAAGTTTATCTGTCATATCTACATAAGTGGCAAATATAACTACTTTGTTTTCTTCTGATTGATCTAGAAAATCTTTTACATATTGAACTAAAGAATCTAATTTTGGTGAACGCTCAATGCCATCAAGATAACCGCCTTCTACAAGTTCATTGGCATATGAAGAACCTTCTCCCGGCGAACTTAAATACTTTTTAGAACTTGTTCTAAGTAAGTCTGGATGGGAGCAAAGCATTTTCAATGCTCCAACTTTAGACATAATTTTTCCACGCCACTCATTTTCTTCAAAGTTTCCGTTGCCGTTTTGCACACCGTAATGAGAAAAAATATTAAAGTTACTTCCAAATAAAGCGGTTGCTTCGGCTAAATCTGCTAATAGGTCTTTTCTAATTCGGTCGTAGAGTTTTGCGCTTCGTCTATCGAACGTGATGAGAAACGGCTCATTATGTATGGAATCTGGTAAGTGAGGCGCAACATCTGGATCTTTTTGTGATTTTCTGACACTTGCTTCTTTAAGTCTTTCATGAAGAGTAGGCAGATTGCGATAACGCTGGACTCCACCCCAATTATTACGAACAATAAAGGCTTTATCAAAGATATCAAACCTCCCAAGGACTGAATCGTCCACAAATTGCATAATGCTAAATACTTCTTCTGGTTTCCCATTCTCTATGGGAGTTCCAGTTAATGCAAATTTAAATGGTGCATTAGCCATTCTTTTAACTGCTTTGGAACGTTTAGACTTAAACGACTTAATAGCGGTCGCTTCGTCAATAACTATAAATCCTCGTGGTAATTTTTTGACGGCATCCCAGTCGTTAACAACTTGCTCATAGTTAAGGACAACATAATCAATTTTTGTTTCACGCCAATCGTAGGCTTGAGCGTACTGTTCTGCTCTTTGATTTTTGGTTCCATCAATAACCAAAGCTCGTGAAGATCCATTTGTAAATTTCTCAATCTGATTAGCCCACTGGTACTTGAGTGAGGACAGACAGATTACCAAACCTGGTTCTTTTATGGCTGACATATCCATGAGTTGTTCTACGGCAGCAATAGTAAGAACTGTTTTACCAAGCCCTAAGTCATAAGCAACTAAAACTTTATGGCGGTCCACCATTTTTTGAACAGCCTCTGGTTGGTATGGAAGAAGGGTTCCAGTAAAAGTCATTGATAGCTTTGCATTCTTGTTCTTATCAACATCCGTAAATCATCAATTGTTCCGTTATTTATAAATATTTGATCTACTTTATACCCGTCCATTTGAGACTCAGACACATGATCATTTATGGCATCGACGCCTAGTCTTTTAATTCTCCATATTTGTCCGCCAAAATCTTTAATCCATTCGGCTTCATTTTCAAATCGAACATCGGAAACAACAACCTTGTCTTG